GCCTTCACAGCCGAAGTCTTTGGGATGAACTGCGCAGAAGCGACCTTGTCGAAGGTCTTCTCCACGGCCGGTTGATCGTAGCCCATGCGCTCAGCCAACTGCCACGAAGGCACTACCTCCGAACCAACAGACGCCAACTTCGCCATCACCTTAGCTGTCTTGTCCGCGCCGATGAACACGAAGCTGATGTCGAAGAACTTCGGGTAATCATTGATCGCATAAACCTTGCGACCATCAGGCAGAATCTTGTTCAGCTGACCCTTCAAGTGCTCACAGTAGTCGTGCCTCGTAATCGACAGTCCTCTGATCGGATTACGCCTATGGAACGCCAACACCGCTGCCCCGACACTCTTATGAATCCCAGGATCAAATGTGGTCTGCGCCTCAGTGTACTTCGGACGGTCCAAGCAGACTGAGCAAGTGTCGTAAGGGACTTTCGCACCCATAGATACGTCAGGGAACATCCCTTGATCGATCTTATCGACAACGTCTTGTGCTGCGAGCCGCTGCGCAAGGTTGCGGTCAATAACGACGACAAGTTCGACGCGCTTCATGGCGTCATTCCAAACAGCAAGCTCTACACGACCAAATGACTTCTCAGGGTCCTTGTTGACGTGGTGCTTGTACGGAAACGCGTTGTAGAACGTTTCGTATCCGTACTCCTGTCCCTTATGGATCAAAGCACGTTCTGGGAAATAATCGCCGTTGATATTCGACGCCCAGTACTCACCCGCACCCAACGCGTTCACAAGAACATGGATCTTATTGGGGTCTTTTTTGATCGCCCTAAGGTACTGCTCAACTTCGGGAAGCAACGGTGCAGAAGGTCTGCCCATGCCAAAAAAAGACGCAGCTTTTTCCAGGTTTCCTGGTTGGAATACCTGGACTAGCTTTTCGCCTCTCTCTGGGCGAGAGATGAACTGGCAGACCTTTATGATCACGGTTTATTGCCTCTGTCGGAAACAAAGAGCTACTTCGAAATGGTCCGCCTGACGTGCGAACTGCCCACCGTGTTGCCGTCATGATCGAAGTTGTAACGTTCTTCTTCATACCCAAAAGGAACAGGAGTAGGACGTTCATCAGGGAACGGAATACGTCCCTGCATTATAGGCGTCAGATATCCAGGCGCTGCTTTCCGTGCCTGTCCCATGTTCTTATTGATCTCCGACATCATCTTCGTTGTTTCCAGAGGAACAGCAGGTCCGCCTTCAACCTCCCGCTGCATCATGTTCCTCACAAACGAACCTGCCAAAAGCGGCTCCGCTGCCACTGTGGGGGACATCGTATGAAGCGCGTTAAAGTACGCAGCGACCTGACCCTTAGGCGCTTCCTTCAACGTCGGATGCGCGTCCATCATGGCCGCAAACTGTCGGGGCTTCTGGTACTTAGCTATCGCCGCGTCCAATCCCTTATCCACAGCATGAGCACCAGCCGCAATACCAGAGGCAACAGCACCAGTGGTAAGCACCTTTCCTGCCACGTTCGCAACGTTGTGTCCTGCGTGCGGGCTTTTTAGAGCAAGCCCTCTGCCAAGGCTTGTGAACGCGTCGCCAATCCAACCGGCAGTCTTTTCATCCGAGGCAACGCCCAGAAATTCTTCAACTGGATTCATTTTGATCACATCCCCATTGCTTTGCGTTGAGCACGTTCTGCACGCCATCGCCTGAAGTTGTACACCTGTCGTTGCACAGGCTCAGAATCGTAGACCTTCTTCGCCCCAATACCCACAGCAACGTGCGGAACAATTTTCATAGCGTTCCCTGTGAGCTTGTGTCCGTGCCCGATCAAATGGTCACCGCCTGCTTTCGCTGCACCCCTCGCAGCGCGCCAAATGCCTGCAATAGCACTGGTCTCTTTCGACGCCGTCTTGGACAGCAATCGGGAAACCGCCGTAAGTTCTTTCGGGTTCACAGAAGCTCCTTCAGTTTCTGGTTTACCTTCGACAGCTCCTCATCCACAACATTCACACCCATCTGCAATCGACGGTGTCCGTCCGCCACCTTCGTAAAGGCAACAAACCGTTCGATCACTGGATGCTTCGGGTCGGGAATCACTCCTGCCGACGCCACCTTCCGCAACGAGTCCCCCAACGCTCCTGGGGACATGACCTTGGTGTCACGGAGATACTCACCTATCACCACCATTGCCTGCTTATGCAGGGGTACATCGTCCGTGAATGACGCACACGCCCGAGCAACATCTCCAAGAGAGGTGCCTGACCGTACCTCTTCCACAACAGCCGAACAAAGGTCGTTCGACACGTCGCCATAGATAACACCCGAAGTGGCCAGTTTGCTGAGCAAGTCCTGCCGCGTGGCCTCCAACGCCAGTTTCAGGTCGTACACGTCCTCAACTGGGTTGGCGTGAAGGCTGTGATGGTTCACCGCTTCTGCAGTCTTCTCCATCGAGCCTTCAGGAACCCCGAAAGCCGCGGCAATCTTCGACATGCTCTTGCCGGCCGTCTTGTAGGAGCCGACAGGCGTGGCGTAGTCCGAGGATTCGACGTGCTGGATGGCCGGGCTCGAGCCGTCATTCAGGTCACGGAGAATCCGCCCGGGGTCAGCAGGACCGCCTTCGAACGTTACATTGCGTACCGAACCGGCCTTCTCGAATTCATCCAGGTAGGCGGTTGTGTTCGCGAACTCACAGACGCGCTTGACCTGCTCGGGGGCAAGACGGGCCTCTTTCACAATCTCCACGACCGCGTTTGAGAGGTCCAGGCCAGAGTCACGGTACAGGGCGGCTGCGCGTTTACCCATCATCTCCAGTTCTTCTGGGTCTATGGGACGGGCTTTTTGCTGCTGCAAGAATGCGAGCGGTACTGCTCCCTGAGTGCTCATGTGGCCTCTTTCGACATTACTTGATGATAAAAACGTACCCTTGGCGGTGTCAACCTACTTGACGCCGGCGAGGCAAACATAACATAGGGTACACTCCAGACTAGATCGTGGGAAGCAAATCAGAGGAAGAAGGCGTGTCGGAGCTACTTGAGGCAAGGGTACGTATCCTAGAACAACAGGTCGAGTTCCTTCTCAAACTCAACGGCCTCAACATCTCCGAATTCAGGTCTGTTGACGACAGCACCCTTCTCTCAGTCTACCGAGACGCGGTCCAGTTACTCGGTCTGTCTGAACAAAGGATAGACCTCGAGATCATAGAGAACTGGTCGAACGTGTTCTTACAGCTATCAGAGATCGAAATGATCCGATTGCAGCCTATCGTAGAACTGAAACATACCTGGGAGCCTTTCTACCTACTCTGCCTTCGCATGATGACGTTTGTACGCACGCATCCAAAAATTGATGTGTCTGTCAGAACGCAGCATCTATACGCCGCCTTGGAGAAGGGGATAAGAGGTTTGCGTGCAATCGGCGCAATCATGCTCAAACGGAACCCCGATACGATTCCCCGTAAGGCACAGGTACTGCTCGAACCTGATGATCTCAAGATGCACCTCAAAAAGTGAAAATTGATCGTTTTCCTGGGCATAAGGATTGTGAAGGAAAGAACTTAGTCTTTTCTGCACAACACAGACAGGAGAAAACACATGTCGACATTCGCAAACGTGGTTCCAGAAATCCAACTGTCCGCAGCACAGAGCAACGCGCTGGAGAGACTGTTCGAGGGTAAGCCCCTGGGCGAACAGGAGTGGGCAGCACTGGTTCCGGTTACTGATGCGCTTGGCCTGCACAGGGCCAAAGAAGGGTTCTGGGGCGCCCTCGGGGAAATCACCGGTTTCGCTGATTTCCGGAGAATGTTTAAGGTTTCCGGGGTTAACAACAAGATCTCGGGAGGCCTCTCCGGGAGCTTGAAAGTCGGAGCCATTGGCTACGGCGGGTACGTAGGGGGCAAGTACCTCTACAACAAGCTCACCAAGTAGGTGAGCGGGAAACACGGGATTAAATCCCCCGTGTTTCTTTAGCCCCCATACATCTGAGGTACGCCCGTTTCCTTGTCCGGTGTGATGATGTCCGGCCTGGGCACTTCCAGCATAGAGACAAGCACCATCAACAAGATCGAATGGAATGCGTCGTCTGTCTTGCCCGGGGGCTTCTTGTACTCGTTCATCCTCAAACGGTCGTTGTACTCCGTGAAGATGTTCATGATGTCCGAGCCAAAGGGATCTGCGATGTCATCCCAATGAGGCAGATCTAGTTTCTGCTTCTTCATCATGGTGAACACAGCAGTCATGACTTCTGTTCTGTGCGCCATCCAACGAGCAAGCGCAGGCTCCCAGTACACCTTTCTTTTTTGCCTGGGGTTGTACTGATACTTGTGTATCTTGCGCGGCCCAAACCTACGGACCAATTGATCGTTGGGATAGAACCCGCCACCATAGTCCGTCCCTACAAGACGCACATCAAGCTGTGAGATAATCTGGCTGATCAAATCGATCTGCCGTTCGGGCTCCAGGTCTTGTCCCGTAAACCTGTGTATCCAGAACACAGACAAGTTGCCCGTGCCCAGATACCCGCCAAGTGTCATAACGGTGTAGCTGGCTGATTCTCCGGAGCCCCAATCGATGCCAGCATATATCTGCCGCCCTCTAGCGACTTCCTTGAACGCCTCAATGTCCATGAGACGGATATCAGGCTTGCTGCATTTGACGAGTTGAGCTTTGGATATAGGACGTACGCCTGAGTCGTACGACATGCCCAGCTTCTCGTTCATGAACTTGGCGCGGGGATATTGCTCCAGTGCCTCGACCACTTCTTGCCAGTCCACCCAAGGCACCATGATTTGCGGAATACGGTATCCGTCAAATGTGACCTTGTCCTCGTTGTTTGCACGGACAGGGTTCAGCGCGGCCCATTTGGCGTCTGGATGCGCAGCGTGTATTTGGTTTCCACACTTATCGCAGATCAAACTTTGTTTGCCGATGTTCTTTACCCCCAGAACATTCCAGTGCCACGAAGACTTGTCTTTAGGTGTTCCGTGGTGTTCGCAAGGAACGACCCACTCATTCTGAGTCGAGAAGTCATTCCAGTAGACTTCGATTGTGTTGTCCATCGACTTGGGAGTACCCGAGTACATGAACAGTTTGTACGTCGAGTGAAAAGCGCACTGCTCGATAACAGGAATGTTGTCGACGAGAATGTCTTGTATCTCGTCAATCAGTATCTGATCAGCTGGGATACCTCGCACGCGGTCGGCAGTGAGGTACGCGTATCTCAAACGTATCTGCGAATAGTTGATCAGCTTCTTAAAGAACACTGCCTGGTTCATGCCAGGAGGTGTGTAAGCCTTCAGCATTGGCGAGGCGTCCATCACGTCCTTCAAGCGATCATTTGAAAAGACTTTTGCTTGCTCTGCAGACGGAGCAACATACAGCGATCGAAAGTTATTGGTCAGGGCCGAGTAGCAGATAATACGGTTGCCGACCGTGGTCGACTTTTCCACCTGGCGTCCGCACTTCAAGAGAACGCGCTTTGACTGCGTGTCGTAGATTTTGCGGAGGTACTCACGGCCTTTGAATGTGAAGTCGCTGATCTTGCCTGCTTCTGGTATACGGATGGCTGTTTCTGCGAACTCGGAGGGATTGACGTCGAAGACGCGATCATCGAGGTCTGAGGCAAGTTCCGGGTCCATGTCCCCGCCCTCTTCATCGAAGCCGTAATCAACAGGATTGCCGTCGTCGTCGTAATCTACCCACGGGTCTTTCACCGCTGAGTGTTGTGACAGCTGTACGGTTTTTTTGGAGCTGAGCAGCTTAGCTGTCGCGAGGTCAATGGTTGCCATGGCGAAAAACCAGGAGACTCTTGGTATAAGGAAAACGTTGGAGAGTATCGATTTGCCGTCGATATCCAACGCAGGTGATTGACCAGCGTTTATCGCCGCCTGCTCTGTCTTTCTTCAGACGGCTGCAGACGGTGATAAACAATGGTTATTACGTCCGGCGTAAGCCGGGCTTTTACTTTGCCCCGAAACGAGCGTCCAGCCGGCCCAAGAACCCCCGCAGGTACATATCGGACGCTGCTCCAGGGGTAGTAGGCTCAGGAAACATGACGGTCCAGCTATCCACTTCTTGTGCGTAGCCGATTCTGTTATCGAGGTATTTGTAGTGGTTCTTCGCTTCTTCCGCGAGGACCTGTTCAGTGTTATCCCACCAGGGGATTTTCTGCATCTCGAGATTTCCCTTTTGGAAAATCGCAGACTCTTCTTTTGATCCTGGGCGCGTGTTTGCCACGTCTGCCATTATCTGATCAAAGAGAACCTTTCGGTCGTTCTTGTATACGTGAAACACAAGCGCCCCATCTTTGAGCGTGTATTCCCCCGTAATGTTCTCCAGTACAATCTGATCGAACCGAGGGATGGCACCCTCTACAGTTGACGCCAGATTTTCTTTCTCGTTGATACGTACCTCTTTGATCGGTTGTGTAGGTACGCCTCTCAGCCCGCGAAGCTCAGTCTCCGAGATCGAAGAGTCGAGCTTTTTCACTGTACTCATTCCGTGAATTCCTCCAAAAGCACCTCGTCATCAGATCGGCCGTCTGTTCCTCCACCCGACTGGCTGTAGTTGAACCCGGCCACATCTTCGATCGAAGGTACATCATCTGCATCACGTTTCATACGGAACTTTTCAAACGCCTTCAACACGTCCTTCAAAGCGACATCGCTCTGACGCATCTCGCTCTCAGCAGCCTTAACCACGTCCATGTAGTTCTTCATCATCTTGGAGTGGTCTACGCTGGCCCGTTCCCGCTCAGTTTCCAGAACCTTCATGAAGGCCACGTCACGCATACGACGAGCGACAATACCCGTGTTGAGATTCGGCGGCGGCCCAGACATCCCCGTCACCCAGGGAACGACCATACTGGCGACATCTGGAGACACGTTCAGTGCTGTCGCCGCCTCCCAGTCATTCCCGCGCTCATTCAGAAACACCAACCACTCCTTCATGGACAAGTAGTCCTTGTTCCAGAAGTAATGTCGGTACGCCTCAACAGTTGTGACTGCCAGGGTCAAGCTATGGTGTTTGTTGATCCTCTTTGTGACCTCCTCGATACGCATAGGAGACAACAACAGAGGCTCGAGGTTCTTTCGAACTGTCGGCTGGCTGAGCAAAGCATACGCACCTTGCACGTCAGCATTTGGGATATACAGACCCAGGATTCCTTGTGTCCGGTACCAGTCTTTTGCGGCTCGCTGAGCAATCACATCTGAGCCTGCCAGTGCACCAGGGTCCGGCAACGTGCCCATTTTACGGGTCAGCACTCTGATCGTATCGCTCGTTACCGTGTAGTGAAGGGCGTAGTCCTCCAGCATCGCAAGGATCTGCGTTGGCTGAAACTCCTTTTTGGAGATCAAAAACTTGATGAAGTTTTCTGCAGGACTACGCATCTGTTTACACTTGTGGCAAACGGCCCAGAGTCTTCAGTCCGGCAACCACCTTATCCAGGTGGATGATGGACTTCTGCAGCGCTCCTTCGTCTACAGATTGCAGTCCCAAACGAGTAGCCATCAGCAACTCCGAAAGACGTGCGATTGTGTTCTCGAACTCTGGGATATACCCCGCAAAGATCGAAACGTTCTCCGCATTGATGAACCCCAAAGACAGTACCTTGTCCACCGCCGCAGGGTCCTCCAACACCGATGCTTCCTTCGACAGATCGAAGCGCACAGGACCGATCGACGCGATTTTGGCAAGAGTGCCTTTCGCAGACTGCTTGGCCTCTGCGTACTTCTCCTTCAGCGTCGTAACCGGTTTCGCCTTGAACCACAGGTCGTAGTGACCGTGCTTTCGCATACCCTGCAGGTCACTCACAAACTGCTGAGGACTGTACCCGAGGCACGCCGCCACAAACGTCGCATCGTTCCGGCTGAGGAAATCTGTGTCCATGACGCCAGCTAGCTTCGTGACAGGCTCCCCTGAGAAGCTGTACGTATTGCCGTCCGTAGACACGCGCACAGCCGTCGGAATAGCACGCGCCTGAGCCTGCTTGGAGAACTCATCCGGCGTCGCCACAAGGTCCACGATGTTTTCGAGCGACATAAAGCCACACTTCTCCGGAAGACCGTAACGACCCTCCGAAATAGGCGTGACGGTCTGGAGACCAGGAACCTTCACACACTCACAACGCGTCCCCATGACCGTCTCGCAGATGTAGGACGCGCCTTCAGGCGTCTCCGTCACCCCACTGATTTCCATGGGCACCAATCCCTGCACATTCTCCCCGTCGTGAAAAACGAACATCCCCGTCCCCGACGGCAGCATGTCCGGGATATCCATTCCGTCATCCAAGAAGGAGCCGGCAATCACCTCCTGCATCCCAGACTCCGTACCGTTCGCAAACGCCGCCATCGGCAAAAGAGAACCGTCCAAGTCCATCAGCTGCGGGAACACCCATCCTGACATCTCCCGGCCGTCCATGGTCTTGACCTTGTAGAAACCAAAGGTGTCCACGACCGTTGCTGCCGCGTCCAGCTCCGCATCACCTTGTTCCTCTTGATTCGCGAGAGTGACCGCGCCATCTCGATCAACAGCAGACACTATGTCGCCGCCCAAAGCTCCTACAGCTTCAGGACGTGACACGTCTTCTACTGAAGGTGCCAACGCATCGGTGTTCGCCGTCTTGATACGGAAACCGCCATCGATCTTCTGTACCTGCATGACGTTCGGGATGATCGTCGAAGCAACCTTCTTGAACCGCTCAAAACCACTGGCTGATGGAACAGCGGCCGCGAGCTTCGCAAGGTACTCACGTGAAGCCGTGTTTTTGATCAGGCTGCTTCGCAAAGTGACGTCGCTCGCAACCTTCTCGGTGAACGCAACAAGATGGTCCTCGTCAATCGTATCCATGATTGCGTCGAGTACCGAATCGGGACGAGCACTGGCCAACTTGGAGCCAGCGCCCGCGTCAGACACAAGCCCGCGGCCCCCGCCGAACTGACGGTGCGGAGGATAGAGCTGCTCGATCAAACTCATATCGCCCGGACGTTCCCGTACCGCCTCGTGCAGATTCGGACGGAACAGCGCTCGTCGCAAACGCTCTTCAGTGACGGGCTCGACCTTGCCGTCGTGAATCATCAGGTCAAGCGGCTTCAAAAGCGCGTCCTGAATTACGATCGGCAGAATCACACGCTGGTTGCCTTTGAGTGCAGGAGGCGTGTCGTCGTCCCGCGCATTGATTGCCAGCTTGTTGATGAGTTCCACGTGCCCGAGACCGTACATGCGCTCCGGGTCGATCGTACGCAGTTCAATCTTCGGATTGTAGTCACTGGCGTAAGGCACCTGTCGGTACAACTCGTCCAGCACCTGCTGGTGCCAAACGGTCGGGTCTTCACTGAGGCGTGCTTCCATGCCCAGCTTCTCAAACGACAACTTCTGTTCATCCAAAAATAGACTCATGTTCGCCTCACAGGATTTTAGAAACAATTGTGCCCGGACTACTTGGGCCTTGTGCCACCGCGCTCGTTTGCAAAAAGGTAACTACGGACTCGGCTACTGCAATCGAAATCGCATTGATCGTGCCTTTGTCCAGGAAGACAGGTGTTGCCGCGCCCGGAACGGCGGTCACAACCACAGTGCCGTCAGGGTTAGGTACTGATGCAACAGACATCTTCTCAGGCGTCACCGCAATAGGTATTGCCGCCAGCCTTGTGGCGATCATCTGTGTTAGTGCGGCTGCAACCATCGGCATTTAGATCACTCCACGAATACTTTTTTGGAGAGCACGTTCGCTAGTGTTGGTGCCTGTATTGGGGGCGTGTAAGACGCCGGGTGTGTATGACTGGCAAGCCATACCGCCAATGCTAGCCCTTTCGGCACCGGTTCGGAAGCCCCTTCACTACCTAATTTTATAGCAGTGGCAGTAATCGACTTAATCGTACTCCACTTCTCGCTGCTTCCTTTTTTCCCCGTTAGTTGATGTTCGCCATCAACCACAAGCTCGTCATTGCCTGTTATCTCAGCGTGTCTCTTTCCACCCACATTGACCGTTTGATCTCCAGTTACCGTAACAACATGGTTCCCTTTGATCTCATCTGTACGAGTGCCTGCCTGCATCACGTAGCTGTTCCCAGCACGATCAAGACGCAGCACGTACTTGATACCACTCGTCACAGTCCCGTCTTTAGGGTCAATGCTCTGGGGCGCAATAACGATCTCGACGTACGGCTTATCTTGCACAGCACCCGGTGGCTTGGGAGCGTCAGCCAAACAGCCGATGCTTACTTTGATCGAGGCTTTCGCATCCTGTGCAAACTCTCGTGCCAGCAACGTGTACTCCGTAGGGGCATTTCCTGTCGGGTCATTCTCCTGCCGCTGCACAGTCCACGAGATTGAACCAGCCGCAGTGTTCAGCTCGTAGTTCTCACAGAAGTCCCGGATGTAGTTGAGCAGGGGAATGTACGCACGTTGGCAGACCTGCGTAGCGCCAATCTGGAGAACTCCTCCTCGTTTGATGATGACGAAGTTCCCGTCCCTCCCCTGCCAAAGCATGTCCCCAGGGTTCAGAATCGGCCGACCCGCCCGAAAGGAAGCGTCCGAGGTTGTCTGCCCAGTTGTCGTAGCGCCCGTAGAGCCGGTCGACACTGCCTCCGACAAGTCCTCCTCGGACTCTACACCAGGGTCTTTGACCTCTTCCTGCACGTCTTTTGACGAGCCGCCTTCGACCTCCGGTGCGGACACAAACCCCATGATGAACGGGGCGTCTTCGTCAGAGGGGAAGCACACCTCGCACAACGCACCGACCTCCGGAATGCACGTGAAGCCTTCTCCATTGTTGTAATGGAGGTACGGCGTCATGATCTTCAAGTCTGTGATTTGTTTGCCTGAGAACTGGGATACCCAGTCCACCGTCAAATTCTTCACATTGACATTTACGATCGTGCCGGACTCGACCATGGCGGGGGATAGCCCCTCCTTGGTCGGCGCGTTATTGAAGGACTTCTTGGACACTAGCTCGTCATCTTGTGCAAGCCGTACCCAGCAGCTACAGGCACTGCCGCCGCTGCAGCCATCTGGCCGTAGTTCGACCTACCGAGAGCCCCAAGACCTCCCATAAACCCAGAACCGCCGCCCTTCACAGCCTTCGCCGCGCCGGCATTCCAAATGTTCTTCATGTTGGCCATGTTGCCGCCCGCCCTGGCAGCACCAGCAACACCTCTCCCTGCAACCACTTTACCGAGTCCCCTGAGTCCGCCGCCAAGGAAGCTGCCGATACCAGCCTCTTTGATCTTCGCGACCTCTTCAAAAAACGCTTCTTGTGTTCGTGTGTTCATCCGAAAGGGTTCCTTTTCATCATCGAGCCTGCTGCCTGCGTAAAACCAGAATTGAACTGCGGTGCTTTCTTGGAAAGCATCCCGCCTACACTAGAGAGGGTACTTGCTCCTCGAAGAGCACTACCGATACCTTTGGCTGCGCCTGCGCCACGTAACATGCTGAGCCCTCCCATGAGTGCCCGTCCAGCGCCCATGACAAGCGGGACCCATCCTATCTTTTCTAGCTCATCGTGGAGGGCTTGTTGGGTTGTCGGGGACATCAGTATTCTCCTGGCTTTCCTTTGCCGAAATCAGCTCCGTGAACAACAGCCGGTATCGGATGCAGTCCGTGTAGGTGCGTAGTCCAGCCTTGTTGTGCTGCCTCGAGCAGTGTCTTCTTCAAACGGTCAGCGTTCAATCTTGCCATCCAATCCTCCTGCATGTCGAGCGGCAGCATATTGACGCCCTTCAGCACCGGCAGATGTTTGATTGGTTTTCCGTCCTTCGGCATACTCCTGTTCAGATTCGCCACGTGCGTCTGAGATGCGAAGTCCCCCCGAATAAACGAGTCACTGTCTCCAGGGTCCTCAATCTTGGTGAGGTTCGTGAGCGCCTTCACCACCACTTCTGTGTTCCGACGCCGAATACCGTGCGGCCCGTAGATACCGTGAATCTCCCCCGCCAAATACCCCTGAACAGGCTCCACCCCCGTCAACGGCAGCATCTCGTGAGGGTTCACAGGTCCCTTCGACAAAGGAGCGCCCTTCTTCACTTCCATCCCCGGCTTCAATACAACACCGTTGTACATCGGAACACCACGTGACTGCGGGACGTAGTGCCGGTGTTCTCCAATGTACACGTTGTGACCACCAGCAGGGTCCTTCTCGATACGCGACACTTTGCCCGAAGATCCTGCCAACGTCGCAGACTTCGGAAGTACCTTGGGGAAATTGAGCAGGTTATTCACCCGATCAAACTCATCTACGATCTCTGTTTTGGATGCCGCGGTACCTCCGGTGTGGAAGCTCTTCATACTCAATTGGACTGCGCGCTCACCAAGTGCCTGCGCTGAGATAACACCGACATTGAGTCCCTTCTCAGGCAACTTACCGTACTCGTTTAGCCCGTAACACTTCGCGCAGATACCGGGACCGTGCTGACAACGTAGTGGCGATCGTACGATCACTTTTTTGACGTTGTTGTTCCTCAAGCGGTCGCGTAACTCAGGAGTGATCAAAGTACCCGCTGCCCATGTCTTGTTTCCCGCTTTGATCGGCTGTGCGGTATAGCGGTCCATGATGTCTGGTTCGTCAACAGGCAAAGAAATACCGCCAGCTGTGCCGCAGTCATTGTCCACAATGACGTTGTTCATCGTGGAGTTCATGATTTGCTTTGTCAGGTATCCTGGCTCTTTGACCGACTGAACTTTCTGTATGATGCCTTTGCGCGCACCGGACATTGAGGTCCAATAACCAGATACATCAAGGCCCTCAGCAAAAGACTTGCGTATAGGGTCTGGGAGAATCTCCCCTTTGGCGTTGGCGATCAACATGGGGGCCATCTTGACCTGCCGCAAAGTATCCATCCCCGGTTTGATTCCTGAACGGTGCATCGTCATGAGACGGCTATCTTCAGGTGTGATCTTTTCGATCTTACTGTGGAGGTCCTTCGTGGCCTGCTCATATATCTGGATAGCCTTCGCATCCTTGTCAGGCCCCTTGAGCGCCGCAACTTGCTTGTCTGCTTTCGACAGAATCTCATCACGTATCTTCTTGAGCGGAGAAATATCACTCATACCCAACGAGAAAGCAGACTCAGTCGACCACTGGTTACCGAAGTCCTTGAGCTTGTTTACGACAGTGCTGTAATCAGCAGAATGGTTCTTCGCCAGTTCGTCAAGCAGCTTCTTCTGCGCCTTACCATCCAACGCATCTTTGCGCGTAAGTAACTCACGACGCATTGATTCAGGTAAGGCTCCTGCGATCAAAAAGCGTCCTGTGCTGGCGGTAAGACCATTTACTGTAATACGGTCCCCGAGCTTGATATCGCCTTTTCTGTGCGCGGCAGTAACCTCCTCGATGTTCTTATATTTCTTAGCCGTGGCTTTCCCAGCAAGAGTCGCACCGTACAAACCAAGCTGAGACTCCAACGTAGGCGCGTACATGATCTGCCCAGATGCAGGATGGAACAAGTTCCGCGAAGGAAACATCTCACGTGTTTCCTCGACAGCTTTCTGACTAACCGGAACGAACGCGCTCATGGTGTCGCCGTCAAAATCCGCGTTGAATCCACTCGTAACCAGCGGGTGAATCTTCACGGCCTTGCCATTCACGATCCGAGGCTTGAACGCTTGAACACTGTACTTGTGTAGCGCAGGGTCACGCTTCAACATGATCGGACGAGAATCCATCACACGCTCAAGCGCCTTCTCAACAGTAGGATCGTTCTCCTTGATCATCTTTTGCGCCTGCAAAGGAGAAACACCCGTCATCCCGCGCAACTCTTTGACAATGAAGGGCTTGTACAACTCCATTGCCGCTGCCCTGGGGATACCTACCTCGTCCAGACCCATCGAAGGCTCCGGGATGATCGTAGAACGCATACTCAGGTCCTGCTTGCGCTGAACAAGTTTGTCCTGGAAGTAGCCGTCCTTGGGCGAGCCGATCTTAGCGTCGGTCCCTTTCTCCGCCCGCTTGCCGGAGATGATGTCGATAATCCCCCTACGTTGATCTTTCGGATACCCTCCCAAACCAGCAAGAGCCTTCAGACCGTCGTAGACTTCCGATCGAATGTCTTTCTTGGAGACGTCATCTTCGGAAATCAAAGGAGACATTTCCTTCTGCTTCATCGCAGAAAGATGGATGTATTTGTACATGCCGTTGAGATCATCCTCGGCAATCGTCCCATTAGGCAACACAGCAAGCGGTCGCATCGACGGAGGCAGAACAGGAATGTTCTGAGCCATGTAAGCGTCTTTGGCCTCGAGTTTGTGCGTATCCAATGCCTGTAGGTAACGCACGCGCTTATGCAGTTGATCGAGGCGTGTCCCTTTCAGGTTCGACTCGTTCAGTGATTTCTTTGCCGCCGCCAGATCTCGCTTTACATCTATTCCGGAAAGCATGGCGTTGAATGCTTTACCGCCGATCAATGCCTCGTCGTTGTAGGGAACGACTGTCTTGGTCTTAGGGTCGTACGCCTTATTTCCGATCAAAACGTCGTTGTACGTCTTCGTATCCAGTCCCGTCAGGTTCTGGATGGCGCCTTCAAACACAGGGTTAGGGTACGCCTCTGGTAAACGTATGTGTCCCCACTTCGTGCCCTCCATACCGCCCGTAACCTTGGGATCGAACAGACCGCCGACTTCTGGCCGCATGTCCTTTGCACGCACCCACTTGCCTGCGTCCTTGATTTCCCCGTTGCTCATCTCTTTGACTTGGCCGTCAGTGAGAGGGACCAGAGAGATGCTATGTCCGTCTTTCTTCGTATTGAGTCCGAGCGCCTTCAGGTACCCCATAAACTTCTGATAGGCAAACGTGGGTCGAGGAGCCGGCAGCATTTCACCTGCCTGCAACGCAGACCAGAACTCGTCCCCTTGAGCGGAGTCCGACTTCACCGTCTGCATTTCACGGAGGTTCTCTTTCGCACCGTGTGCAAGCATTGAGTACAGACCAAGCGTTCCTAGTGCCTGCGCACCGTGCTCACCGCCGCCTTTCGGTGTGAGGTCACGGTCATAGACGTATCCAGGTCCGCCAGCACGCGCCTTGAGTTTCTTGTCGACCTGATGTTCGAGTTTCAGGATGTACTGAGGGCCAACAAGAGCCTTCCCCAGAACCTTGTTGGATGTCGGGTCGATCACATCCTCTTGGTCGTCGATCCCATGTTTCTTGAGTTCCTGTGTGACTTTTGCGTGGTAATCCACGCCGGGATCAAAGTTCTTGACGGTGTAAGGTTTCCCCGTCTTCAACGCAATCTTGGCGGCGGCCGTCTCAAGAATTTGTCCGAGGTTGGTACGCCCAGCAACACCCGTTGGGTTAAGCAATACTTCCAGCTTGCCGCCATCGTTTGTGTGCGGCATTTCTGCGTCTGGAAGGATACGAGTTATGATGCCCTTGTTCCCATGACGACCTGCGATCTTGTCTCCGATCTCAGCAGGCTCCAGTGTCTTCACGTGGACCGCGATGTTCTTCCCCTTCTTGACGACCTCCTCTACAACACCTGGAAGATCTTTGTCCCACTTTACACTTGCATCACGAAACGGCTTTACGATCGACTTGTGTAGTTTGGAGAGCTGCGCGTCCTCGACGCGTTCATTGTCCATGCGTTGACGAAGTGCCGCGATCAAAACCTGTCCCGGCTTGACCATGGTACCGGGCTTAATAACGCCCTCATCATCAAGCTGTTCGTAGCTTTCCTTCGTCACACCATCTGGAACGTAGGCATGGAACTTCTTCTTGTCGAAGACGTAACCAGTATCCCGTTCCAGCGTGTTTCGGTGTAGGTGCTCGCTTGATAGGCGTTGTGCTGCCGACTCACTGATCACAACACCGTCTTCGTAGTTGTACCCTTTGTACGGCATGTACCCGACACGCATGTTGGTGCCAAGCGCAAGAGCGCCGTCCTTGGTGTAGTTCGTGTCCGCGACATTTTGACCGCGAGTAACCTTGTCCCCTACCTTCACATTGGCAGACGACTGCATAAACCCGCTATCAGAGTTGAGGGGGAAGTTGTTGTACAGCTGTACTTCACGCTTCTTACCGTTCTCATCTTTGATCGTGATAGCGTCAGCCGTGACCTTTGTGACCACGCCGTTGTGCTGCGCCCGATGACTGGCGAATCGACCCAGCAAATCTTCAAAGGTACTTTTTCCCGCAATGCTCTGAACAAGAGGAGCCTGGCGGTCCTTGATTGAAATAGCCTGCTCCATATGACGGCCGGCCATTGTGCTCCGATTAGGATGGTCGGAACTCATGAACGGAATGAGGTTCGAGGACACCGAGAACATCTGTAGCGGGTCCTGCATGACGTAATCAGCCTTCGAGAACGGTGCCGTCTCAAGCTCGTTCTCCAGTCCGCTGATACGTACGTTGCTGCTGATAGGCCGTGGCTTTCCCGCCTTGTCCCACTTCACTTGATCGGGCAACACCACCTTGGCAGACATAGCCTGCCCAGGCGTCAGGTACTCCTGCTTACCTGTCTTCAAGTTGAACATCTTGACCGTCAAATCCAACCCACGCTTCTTCACGCCCATAGGAAGACGCAAAGTCGTGCCCGTGCTCTCACCTTCCGGTGTGTGTACGGGATCCAAAAAACCTAGGTGCGAAGGGTCCACCAACTTCGATGCGTCGGTAATCTGGTTCGCGTCCTTGATACCACCATCACCTGTGATAGTCGTACGCATCTGCCCAGACAACATCTCGAGCGGATTGATCTGTGAGGGAACCTGCGCCAAAGAGTTCTTCGTGAACAGCTCTTTGATCGGTTTGTCGAAACTGTTCGGCCCGACGATCTCATGGACCTTGTCGCGGTTATCGATCGTATTGGATATCTTACGGACAATCTTCCAAGCATTCTTCTGAAGACGGTCAGCCATCAAATCTTCCGTCGAGTACAGTGCTTTGAACTGTAGAGCGTCCCGAGGATCTGGCTTCGCCGTACCACGCGAAATACCCAACAACTTCGCAGACGCATCAAGAAGCGCAGGCCCCGTCACAGAGCTGTAAGGCTTGCCCAATGTGATCTTGTTTACCTCTGGGTGCATCTCCGTGTTCTTGAAATGCTCCCACACAAACTGCTTCGCCACTTCAACGTCAGTGGTCTTCTCCCCCTTGGCCTTCTCGTAGAACTTGAGCAGCGCCTTGGTATCGTCCTGCGCATTGGCGTTCGAGATATCCTTGCCCCACTTGTTCTGTATCTCTTCGTGGCTCACACCAAGCGTACGTATGATCGGCGCAAGAGGAATGTGCGAGTCTCCGTACTTCAGATCAAAAGAACGTGTCTCGGGGTCAAAAGCAACATCGAAACCCATTCCTTTGGAAAGGTTAAATGTGGAGCGCAGTGCGCCGTCATCCTTGATCAAGGAGTAGACGCCGGACTTCAACCGCCACTGGTTGTCCATCTGGTACTCTTTTCCATCGATGATGTTCGAGTACCGGCGCGTAAGTTTGGGAAGGTTGAACAACTTCACCTTCTGTTGATCGATTACCTTCTTGGAGGCGTTGTCGATCAAATTGACGTTGGCCTCGACAGGCACTGCCCAG